CCCAATATATGTGGGGAGGTGCTCGAGTTCGCTATGACGATTGTCATAGGGGTGGGTATGGCATCATTCAGTGGACAAGCTTAGGTCGTTATAATAATCTCGGTAAATTCTGCACAAACTATGGATGCGATCCCTCTAGTCTTACTGGTCAGGTAAGATATATGATTAACGAATCTGTCTTCCAACGCTATCTTCCTATGTTTGAAGGTGGTGGTCAGACTGTCTCCTACTATATGAAACCAGCATATTACTGGTTGGGTTGGGGCATCAAAGGCAATCGTGAATTGTATGCATACGATTACGTTAAGAAGTTGGAAAAAGTAGAGAAGGATGACGTATCAGTTACAGTTGAAGCATAAAGAAGATTGGGTTACACTAAAAAATTATACAGGTCTTTCTCGTATCAAAGCAGAGTTTCTTTACTTCTGCTGCAGTTTGATGGGAGAGAAGGCGAGTCAACTGAGGATAACACGAGAGTATGGAACCACCATTGATGAAAGTAATCAAGTTTGCGAGTGAGGAGTTTACTCCTTTCGCTCCTTACTGGGATTATGTAATGGCAGAGACGGAGGTCCAGTGGGATCTTCAACCACTCATTGATGAGATCCTTTCTAAAGAGAAAGGTATCATTGAATCAACTGAGTTTACTGATGACTGGGGCACACGTCTTGGCAAGAATAGTTTAACTTCAAGATCTAATACTTACAATCTCCTTGAGTTTGACAACGCAGCAGACCTTAGAGATTCTATTAGATCTGTCCACGATAGATTCCTACAGAATCTTGACATGGAATATCCTAGTGGTATCTTTGTCCAGTGTTGGGCAAACGTGATGAGGAAGAAGGAGAAGATTGCTCCTCACTGTCATGCGTTTGGACCCTACACATATCTTAGTGGACACCTTTGTATGCAGGTAGAGGACACTTCTACCTACTACATTAATCCTTATGGTGGTGACCCATGGGCGTCTGAGAATACAAACGGTAAGATCACCCTGTTTCCAGGATGGTTGCGTCACTACACAGATCCCGTGCCACCAGACCAGACTAGGATCACAATCGCATTTGACATTCTGTCAGAGAACGGTTACTATGAGGACGTTAAAGACGAGATGAAACACCATTGGATCAGACTGTAGAGCAGAGACTTCCTCGCCTTGAGGATTCCCTTGGACCCAATCCGACTATTGAGAAAGAGATCCCCGAAGATGTTGAATGGATCGATGACGCTTTCTATATCAAGAAGACCCGCTTTGGTCTTTACACCAGTGTATTGAAGTCCCCTCTGGGTGCTCACTTCCTTACTGGTCTTGATAAAGAAGGTGTCATTTCTATGTCTAGGTGGCACCTCAAGTGTCTCCAAGAAGGCACTCTTCAAAACTACAGTAAAGTCGTTAACAGTGGAGTCGTCGGCGGCAAACTATGAAGGATTCAATTCTGTATGGTGACTGCAGGGAGACACTACAACAGATCGCAGACTCTGGCACTCGTGCTCGCATGTGTGTGACATCTCCTCCCTACTATGGTCTGCGTGACTATGGTAATGAGGATGCACAGATTGGTCTGGAGCAATCTCCCGAAGAGTTTATCGAAGAATTGGTTACAGTATTCCGTGGTGTGCGTGATTGTCTGACTGATGATGGCACACTGTGGGTTAATATTGGCGATAGTTATTACAACTATCGTGGTGGTAAAGGTCAAGCACTACCTAAACAGTCAGTTGCTAAGACTGATCAAGATCTACCACAAAAGAATCCTAGACGTGGTAATAAACTGAAAGGATATAAAGAGAAAGATCTTATTGGTATCCCTTGGATGCTTGCATTCGCTCTACGCAAAGATGGTTGGTATCTCCGTCAAGATATTATCTGGAGCAAACCTAACCCTATGCCAGAGAGTATGCGTGACAGGTGCACAAAGTCACATGAGTATATCTTTCTACTCAGTAAGAGTCAAAACTATTTCTTTGATGTAGATGCTATCAAGCAACCTACTGTAGACGGTAAGTCTATGAAGAGAAGGAAGAGTGTCTGGGAAGTGAGGACTAAACCTTATAAGGGTGCACACTTCGCAGTCTATCCTACTGAGTTGATCGAGCCTGCCATCCTTGCAGGTAGTGAGGAGGGTGACATTGTGCTTGATCCTTTCATGGGATCAGGGACCACTGCTGTGGTTGCTAAATCATTAGGGAGACACTATACTGGGTGTGAATTACATGAATCCTACTCGCAACTCATCGGAGAAAGACTATGATTGAAGACTGGCGCTATGATGATGGTAAAATGAATGAAAGGTCACTTGCTATGAGTGCCTTCGTCCGAAAGGGTATCGATCTGAATCGTGGTGTGTATGAATTCTGTGCTGACTTCGTATCTCAAGGTGGTATGCTATCATTGTTGAAAGAGCATTGTGATGGCACAGGTGATAGTCCCTTCACCATGGAAGTGCTAGATAGCATTGCTGATAAAGTTATTAAGTCTTATTACGAATGGGTGGAGGAAACGTCTTGAAGATTATTATTGTTGGTGGTGGCACATCAGGTTGGATGTCTGCTGCCACTCTGAAGAAGAGATATCCTAATTATCATATCGAAGTTATTGAGTCAGACTCTGTGCCACCGATAGGAGTGGGAGAGTCAACGACTCAATTTTTTAGTATCTGGTTGCATTACTTAGGACTTGAACCTAAGGACTGGATGCCACATTGTGATGCCACTTATAAAGTATCTGTCCGTTTCCATAACTTCCATGATGTTGGAGATGTCCCATGGCAATATCCTTTTGGTAATCCTAAGACCGATGCACAACGTTTAGATGTGTGGTTTAGGGATGCCATGATTAATAAGTGGGACAACAGTCGTCTTGCTAGAGATCACTGGGTCTCTGCAGAGTTGGCAACTCAAAATGTGCTAGGTGAATTCCCTAATTTCAAACTAGGTAGAGATAACGGTTACCATTTTGATGCATCTAAGTTTGCTATCTGGTTGCGTGATAACTATTGTCTCCCCCGTGGTGTAATTCATACTAGAGGACACGTTGAAGATATTACCTACGATGATGATGGTGTTAAAGAATTATGGTTGGAAGGTGTAGAGGAGCCAGTTACTGCTGACCTCTTCATTGACTGCACTGGTTTCAAATCAATGTTGAATCAGACAGGGTGGAAGGAATATGATTTCCTCCCTAATGATCGTGCATGGGTGACTCGTGTTGAGTATAGAGATAAGACAAAGGAGATGGTCAACTGCACAGACTGCACTGCACTGTCCTCTGGGTGGGTCTGGAATGTCCCTACATGGGATCGTATTGGCACAGGGTATGTCTTCTCCAGTAAATATCAAGATGAGAAAGATGCACTTGTTGAATTTCAAGATCATCTAGACGATAGAGTGTCTGAGAATCAAGCATATCGTTTGATTAAATTCTCAGGTGGTAGAAGGAATGAAGGATGGTGGAAGAATGTTGTATCCATTGGTCTGTCTGGTGGATTCCTAGAGCCACTAGAATCAAATGGTTTGCTCTCTGTCCATGAGTTTCTTTTCTATCTCATCAGAGCATTTGGTGATCGTCAGGTAATTACACAACAGATCAGAGATATCTACAACAGGATTTGTGCTGAGAAGTTTGATGACTTCGCTGCATTCATTGGTATTCACTACTCATATACACAGAGAAACGATAGTCCTTATTGGAAAGCAGTCACTCAGAGATCAATCCATGGTGCTACTCATGACTATGCACAGGGTGCCTGCATGATTACACCATTCAAGATTAATGACGCTATTAATTTTCATGCAAGTGATTCCATCCCTGCTATCTGGGGTGGACATGGATTCAATCCTTGGAATGAAATTGTAGAGAATGAGATTAGGATGTATGGGTATGAAGTATTTGAAAGCACTAGACATACATATAAAGACTGGGATCTTTCCGAGTGTATGAATACTTACGAGTATTATACGAAAACTTTATATGGTATGACATGATGTATGAATCACTTAACTGCTTCGAGGAAGCACTCAAGCACTTCGGCACCCGAGTCGAAATGATCTGTGCTATGCAGATGGCAAGGAAGATCGATCCCGAGCAGGCATATCAGATGATCAAGGATGAGCGAGAGGAGTTGAAGCAGTGCCGAAAGAAGTGGAATAAATCTGGCGAAAACTGTTGACAAGATTCGGGAAACCCTATATAGTAAGTCTGTCGTTAACAAACCGACACATTTGACCCCTTCAACCGAGACCTATAGGGTCATTAAACTACGTCTCTAATACCTTTACCTGAGGGTGGTAGAGGAATACTAACTTCACTGTCCCCTGCAGTATTACTAACCCTTTTTCAAATGTCGAGTACAATTCTTTCCCAAGGCAGGCAGTCTTCCAACTGGAATAACTTCTGCGATTGGGTTACTAGCACAAATAACCGTCTTTATGTTGGTTGGTTTGGAGTCCTTATGATTCCTTGCCTTCTCGCCGCTACAATTTGCTTCATTACTGCCTTCATCGCTGCTCCTCCTGTGGACATCGATGGCATCAGAGAACCTGTTGCAGGATCTCTTATGTATGGTAACAACATCATCTCTGGTGCTGTTGTCCCTTCGTCTAATGCTATTGGTCTGCACTTCTATCCTATCTGGGAAGCAGGGACCATGGATGAATGGTTGTATAACGGTGGTCCTTACCAGTTGGTTGTCTTCCACTTCCTTATCGGTGTAGCTTGCTACATGGGTCGTGAGTGGGAACTGTCTTACCGTCTTGGTATGCGTCCTTGGATCTGCGTTGCTTATTCAGCACCTGTTGCTGCTGCCGCTGCAGTCTTCCTCGTTTATCCTTTCGGTCAGGGATCTTTCTCTGATGGTATGCCTCTTGGTATCTCTGGTACATTCAACTACATGTTTGTCTTCCAAGCGGAGCACAACATTCTGATGCACCCCTTCCATATGCTTGGAGTTGCTGGTGTTTTTGGTGGATCTCTTTTCTCTGCTATGCACGGTAGTCTCGTGACCTCTTCTTTGGTCCGTGAAACTACTGAAACCGAGTCACAAAACTACGGTTACAAGTTTGGTCAAGAAGAAGAAACCTATAACATCGTTGCCGCTCATGGTTACTTTGGTCGTCTGATCTTCCAGTATGCTTCTTTCAACAATTCTCGCTCGCTGCACTTCTTCTTGGCAGCATGGCCTGTTGTGGGCATCTGGTTTACCGCCCTCGGCGTCAGCACCATGGCATTTAACCTCAACGGATTCAACTTCAACCAGTCCGTCGTTGATGCAGGTGGAAGAGTCATCCCAACTTGGGCAGACATTCTCAACCGAGCAGGTCTTGGAATGGAAGTCATGCATGAGAGAAATGCACACAACTTCCCCCTCGATCTTGCGGCTGCTGAGTCCACACCTGTGGCCTTGATTGCACCTAGCATCGGTTGATGACATTACATTAAATAAGTGATATAATTAGAGGCGTAAACCGCCTCTTTTTTTATGTGGAATTATATTATTGCTGGTCTTCTGTTGGGGGCGGCACATGGTATGTCCGTCCAAGCAGGGGAAGATAAAATTACAAAAGGATATAACAGCATGGATGCCATGGGTTGTATGCTACTTCAAGAATGTAATGATAATGTAGATGAGGTATATTCTCTACTTGATATCTCTAGTCAATATGAAAACCCTGAAAGATTTACATTTGCAGCACACGAGTTTAATACTATGCTGCTGACACTCCATCAGATTGGTGTGAAAGTATATCTTGCTGATCAAAAATATTTCCCAGTCAATCATCGTGGTGTTTATCACACCGTGTCCAACAACTTCTATCTCAATCGTAGATATATGAATGACCCTGCTGTCCTGATGCAACTGATGCGTCATGAAGGATGGCACGCTGCACAAGATTGTATGGCAGGCACCATCAAGAATAGTATGATTGCTATCATCAAACCTGAAGAGGACGTGCCTATGATCTGGCGTGTCTTGGCAGAGCGCACCTATCCTGAGAGCGCTGTCCCTTGGGAGGCAGAAGCAGGATGGGCAGGACGCACCGAAGGTATGACTCAGGCAGCACTAGAAGCATGTGCTCGTGGTAAAATGTGGGAAGAATATGATCCTACTCCTATGACACGAGAGTGGTTGGAAATTAATGGTTATATCAAGGACTAAATACAAGAAAGACTCCTAGAGAATGGCAGAGAGGTGTTATGGATCGGAAGGATTTGAGGACGAAGAGCTAAGGAATATACCTAACCCTCTTGACTCCGAGAATCCTTCCATCCCCCTACAACAACAAGCAGCAGCAGGTGAACCTGAGGTGGTTTATCCTGTCTATGCAGGGCGCTGCTACGGTCCTGATGGAGAGCCGTTGGCACCCAACCCTCTCGACCAGTTATTCCCTACACCAGAGACGCCAGAGACCCCTGATGAGCCAGCACCTACCCCTCGTGAGGTAGTGCAGGAGTTGGTCAACAGATGCTATCCAAGTCTTGCTCCCCCACTTCTAACACCTCCAGATACAGGTCTCCCTCCATTAAATACGATCGATCTGGATCTGGATGATCAGATTAACTGGTTGTGTGATTTCTTTCCTGACCTTCCTTTCTGCGATGGTGGTCCTACAGGTCCACTCCCAACTAAATTTCCAATCCCTGATCTAGGTAAGCCTGGTTGGCCATACCTTACGTCAGGTGATGACTGTGACATCATTGCTAAGCTGGCACCCATGGGTCTGTTGGTTGACCTAGGTAATGGATACTGGGAAGATCCCAAGACGAAACGAGTATATTATTGTGAGGGTGTGCCTCACGAGCAGAATTTGCCATGGGAACAATGTGTGTTGAATACACTTGAGTGTCTATTCAAACCATACATGGGTGGTAACTGGAAACCACCTAAGGCAGACTGTGACACCATGTATCCTCGTGGATGGAGTGGCACAAAGGATGAATTCTGTATTGCTAATTGCTTCCCCGATCGTGTGCCGATCATGGAGGCACGGAGTGGTAATGATGCTGTCACGCTACAGATCTCACCATTCAGTAATGGATTCCATAACAAACGTGTTGCTACTGCTAGGTCTGATGGTAGTTGGAATGGTAAAAAGAAAAAATTAGAAGGTGGTAATCAGATCTTTACGTCTGGTGGCACCATCAGTTGGACTCAATCATTCGGTGGTGCTAGTGTAAGTATTAATGCCACTGGTATTAATGATGGTGGTGAGTGGGATTCTGAATGGTGGTTTAGTTACAGTGGCAGTCTTCCTGCACTAGGCACCAAACAAAACTTCACACTAAGCGGACAGAAGAATAGTGTCACTGTCCAATTCAAAGTAATCGCTGCTGGATCAGCAGGTCAAGATCATACCTACTGGAATACTGACGACGGTAACGTTGCACCAGTGGGATACACTTCGTCTGAAAATAACCCACAGTTTTATGTGCTGCGTCAACCTATTGAAGGATCGCAGGGTGGTTACGCTGACAACATACAGATCAAACGTGTGTTAGATGACACTGGTGATGCTGATGTGCAGCATACAGATCGAGATGGACAACAAGTTAACCCATCCACCTGGTATTTTAACGAGGGTGGTCACAGGTATTGGCCAGACAATGTAGATCTCCCTAATGGAGATGCTGTCCAAGGTGATACTATGACAGAGACTGCAAAGTTTAAGGACTTCACAGTCGTATTTAAGGTGCGTCCTATCTACCGTAGAAAGGGTGGAGACACCAAGGATATTGATACTGAATGGCAGGTTGTGTCGTGGTCATATCCTGCTGATAAAGATATGCCTAAGACAGGCACTAGGTTTAAGTATTCTTTCATGCCTAAGACAAATGGTAAGAAAGGAAAGAAGAAAGCACAAGTAACATTTGAATTCACTGGTCCTCCTTCCACTAGGACTACGGTGCCTCTATTCAAATTCTATTCTGAGTCACGTCAGGATACTATGCTCACCACTAATCCTGGTAAACCTGACTCACCTGGTCAGGGTGAGAGAGCACTGCTCAATGCTGGTGGATATGTTTCACAAGGCATTGTTGGTTATGTGTTTAAGGATCCTCAGAAGATGATCTCTTATCTTGCTGATGGTGAGTATGCTACTGCTCTACACAGATATAACTATCCATTCGGCACCTCTGATAACTACCAAGATCATAGATACTCCATTGATCCTGAAGGTGCAGAGCAGCAACCTGAATACAATAGGAAGAAACAGTTTTATCACGTCCCTAAGAAAGTCCGTAGTAGTTTACAAGTCATTGCTGATATCCATAAAGGATCTGCAGGATACAAAAACACCTTAGGATTCTATCTTGCTAATCAAAGTGGTCCTCAAAAAGGATTCATCCTAGAGCCTAATGCTAAAGACTCAGGTGCACTTAGAAGGATTGAGATTGATCCTAGTGAATTTAATGGGTTTGAAAATCACACCATGGGTTTCTTCTTGATTCCTGATGGTGCTGACAGCTCTTCATTTAGTGTGGGTGATGAGATTACTTTCTCCTCACAGAGTGATGGATTTAGAGGTGATGGTATTAGTAGTGCTGAGAATAACTATGTGC